TTGAGTTAAAATAATAGTAGGCACTTGCTGTTGTTCCTATTGTTCCTTGTTCTATATTCCCCGCACTTGTAATACGCATTCTTTCTGTTTCACCTGTTTTTAAACTTAAAAGAGAACCATTTAATTCTAAAGGTATGTTTGTATTTGCAGCATCATTAAATGCGTTTATTTTTATTCCAGTTGTATGTGTAGTTCCAGTTTGTATTGCTACGTTTCTATCTGTATCTGTTCTAACTTGAAGTTTTGCAGAACTAAAAGGCGAATCAGTTCCTATTCCTACGTTTCCTGAACTGTCTATATTTATTCTATTTTGAAAAATATTTGAACTATCTCTTGTTTGTATTTCTAATCCACCTCCATAAGTTCCACCATCTGCATAACCAAATATTCTTGCTCTTTCGTTACCACCATTTCCTCCTGCTGAAAGAAATGATAAATATGGATTTCCTGTTCCTGCACCAAGTAATAAGTTTCCAGAACTGTCTATACGCATTCTTTCTGTATCAGTAGTAGCAAATACAAGAGGTATAGCTGTTTGTGTTTTTAAAACACCTGATGCATTATTAAAAAGAAAACTACCGACTCTTGTGCCATTTGATTCAAAATCTAAAAAACCACCTGTTGTTCCATCAAAAGTAAGTGTTGTATATCCTGCATAATTATTTGGCGAAGCAGTTCCTATTCCTACGTTTCCTGTAAAAAACGCATTATTTTCATTTATACTTAATTGGTTACTATTATTAACTGCAAAATAATGATTTCCACCTGTTGGAACATTATAAAACCAAGTAGAAGTTGTGCCATCTGAACCTATCCATCTTGTTGCTCCAGTTCCTATATTATTTGAGGTTACTGATAAATAACCACTCAATAAAACATTTCCTGCAAAAGTTGCGTTACCATCTGCTTGATTAATAGTTAGAACATCACTTGAAGTGCCATAAGAATAAAATCTAAAATTGTCATCTCCTGTATTTCTTAAACCTACTATCCATTTATCAGCACTTGCAGTTTGATATTTTGTTATTGCATTATCATTTGTCGCTGCTCTATCTATTTTAATAGTATCTTGAGTTCCAGATGTAGTAATATTTAAACCACCAGTTGTGCTTCCTGTTATAGTTGCTGAATCTGCATTTATAGCTCCTGTTATATCAACACCTGTACTTATTGTACTTAATTTTTGGTTTCCACCGTGATATAATCTAACATAATTACTTGCATCAACAGCAATAGCAGTTTTTGTTGAACTTCCTACTTTGAAAAAAGTTGATTCTATTTTAGTATGACTTCCTGTTGTAATAGTAGCTTCGCCTTGACCTGCTTGAGCAGCAGAATCGTAATAAATTTGAAATGCATTTGAAGTTCCTAATCTTATTCTTTTATCATCTGGAAAATTTAAGTTTCCTGCTATAACAGAATCTCCACTTGTAGCATTTACTGTAAATTTATCTGTGTTTATTGCTAAATCTCCTGCAAAGGCAGTATTTCCACTTGCTGCGCCTACTGTAAATTTATCTGTATTTACTGCAAAGTCTCCTGTTGAACTTAAATTAGTATTTGTTGTTAATGAACCATCAACTGTAATTGCACTTCCTGATTCTGAAACTATTGAATCTGCTATTACTTGCGTTGCTGACCATTTAGTTAAATTACCTGTTGTTCCAGTTCCATCTACTTGTGAATGGTCTAATTTAGTCCATTGATTGTTTGCCCCTGCAATTACCCAGTCTCCAACACTCCAACTTGATATACCATTTAAAGTAGTTGTACCCCCTACGCTTACAACGTAATAATGCCCTTGTGTTATAAAAGGACTATTATCAATAGTGTATGCTTCACCACTTAACATTATATCTGCATCTAAACTAAGAGTAGTATTACTATCTACGTTTGTAACTAATGCAGTTTGTCCATCTACTTGATTTACTACTTGGTCTCCTATTGTAACTGTTGATGTAAAAGTTGCTGTACTATCAATAAGTTTACTTGCTTGTACTCCTGTTGTTGTACCTGCTGCAGCTTCACCACCACCTGAACCTAATACTGGTGAGTTACTTGAAGCATCCCAAGAACCCATAAATCTTAACCCACCTGCTAAACCATTTATTTGAGATTGTACTTTACCAAACCCTTCAAGAATTGTATCGGTTGCTAAAATAGAACTTGCAGAAGGTGTTGTTAACCCTGTTAATACTTTGCCAGTTACTGAATTATTATCTAATGTTACTGCGCCACTTACATTTCCTGTTCCATCAACACTTGATATTGTTCCTGTAGCTTGACCTGTTAAAGATAAATCTCTTGCAGTTTGCCATTTTGTAGCAGTATCTGCATTTCCTGTTAGGTCTCCAGTTACATCTCCAGTAACATTGCCTGTAACATTACCTATAACTGCTCCTGTATGAGTACCTGCTGAATTACCAGTTAAATCTCCAGTTACATCTCCTATAACATTTCCAGTCACATTTCCAGTAACGTTTCCTGTAAGATTACCAGTAACATTTACATTAATTGAACTTGGTAAACCTATTTGTATTTGTTGATTTGAACCAGATGTTTCTATTTCGTTTGCAGTACCTACAACACTAAAAGTTTGTGAATTTAAAATTACTGCACCACTTCCTGAATCTGTTGTAAAATCTAAATCACTTGCATTGTTTAAACTTTTTACATAAGCAGTTGTTGCTACTTTTGTAGAATCATCTGATGACAACTGAGTGGTAGCAGTTACCCCTGAAGCAAGAACAGAGGTAGCAGTTACATTACCTGTTAAGTCTCCAGTAACATTACCTGTTACATCTCCTTGTAAATTTCTATGTATTGTTGCAGGTAAACTTAAACTTAATCCTTGACCTGAAGCAGCAGTTACAATTTGATTAGTTGTTCCTGTTACTGCAAATGTTTGTGTGTTTAGGTTTACATCTCCAGTTCCACTATCCCCACTAAAATCTAAATCAGAAGCTGCATCTAAAGTATCTACATAAGATGTTGTAGCTATTTTTGTTGAATTATCTCCTGCTGTTTGTGTAATAGCAGTTGAATTGTTAGGTAAATTTACACCTGTTGAATCTAAAGAAAAAGTTATTGATTGACCAGATGCTACTGTTGTGATTTCGTTAGTCGTTCCACCTATTGCAAATATTTGTGAATCTAAATCTATTTGACCAGAACCTGTATCTCCAGTAAAATCTAAATCTTCAATAGTAATTTGAGCAGCAACGTAGTCAATTATAGCAGCAGTTGTTGGGATTGTAGTATCATTATCGTTATTAGAAATACCATCTGCAGCATCTACAAACTTTGTTATAATAATGTTTTCTGCAGTATCTTTTAAAGAACCAAATTCTAAAATAGCAGTAACCTTAAAATCTCCTGCTGTATTCATATAAATTCCAGAAGCTAAACCAGAACCATCTGTTAGTTCTTTTAAACTTGCAGTTAAAGCAGCATTATCAATAGTTTTGATTAGCCCTGAATAAGTATCTGATATTCTTGTGTTAAATAGACTTGCCATATTTTTTATTTTTTTCTTGTTTCTTTAAAAACGTTTTTAGTTTTTCTATATTTTTTTGTTTTGGTTTATATCTCATAGTACCCACCCATTAAATAAAGCATCATAGTCAGGGTATATGTCATCATTTGAATTACTTGTGTATTCAGGATAATCTGACTGATTAAACGCCATAAAATCAATAAAACGTCTTGAATAATATTCCATAAATTCACGAGCTTTATCAACTAAATAATCTACTTCATTTTTACTTACAGTTTCGCTTGTTTCTGACCTGTGTTTAAATACTCCACCATTTTTAATAGAATAACTTGCAAAAGGAATATAATAAACTTGAGCTGCCCAAATTAACATTGGTTGTAAATAGGTATTTAATAATGTTTTATATTTTACATTTGCAACATCATCAATTTCTCCATTAGCAATTAATGTAGATATTTTATTATATAAGTCAGTTCCAGTATAGTTTTGTATATCAATTTCTTGAGCAAGTTTAATAAATTGTATAAATTTATCTGTATCAACATTCCCATCAAGGATGCTATTTCTAACTAAATCTGTTCTATTTATAAATAATGCTGTTGCCATAATTTTTTATTTTACGCCAGGATAATGACCTTGATTTGGCATATTAACTGGTGCTATTATTGATTCTTTTGTACCTACTGGGTTTTTAATATATGTTTTAGGTATCGTTCTTGTTGTTTTATAATTATCTAAATTTTTAGATGGTTTTGTATTTGCTTTTAAACGATATAATACACGATTCCATTTGTGCCTACAATAAACCCCACCTTTAAATTTAAATAAATCATAAGGTTCGCCTTTATGCCCTAATTGTTCATTAACACCATCTCTTGAAGCCTTATCAATATCTTCGATTCTATAAACATTACCTGCTTTACTTAATTCCATCATATTTTTACAAAATGGTCTAGAAGTATTATCATCTTTCATTGCTTTTGTAGAACCAACAACATATTTATATCTTATTTTATAGTTTTTAGAATCTAAATAACTAAACCCATTTGGTTTAGAAGTTATTATAGTATTCAATTGTTGAAATAAATTCTTTTTTTCTTCTATACAAATATTTGCCCAATCTTCATTACTAATATTTTCGGCTTCATCTAATTCATCTACAAATTCCCATTCATCACTTATAATTTCGCCTTTTAAATTATTTAATATTTCTTCACCCAATTCAATAGATAATTCTGTATGTTTTTCACAGGGCATATACCATACTTTGTCTCCTTCTTTATGTTCGTGATGTCCTTTACATCCCATTTTTTCTGCTTGTGCTTCAGCTTCTTCTATTG